ACCGTAGCTGAATGGAATAAACCATCATCATCCCAATATGGAGTCAAGTACAGGAAGCATAAAGAAGCCGTTGCAGCGAGGAAGTCTTTTCCGCGAGCAGTCCCAGAGCATACAGTAACGCGCCTATTGTGTTGGATTGAGTATAATATTTCTCGTTGCTGTTCATCAAGTTTGCATCTTAAAACATCATGTGTGAATTGAACCCAATCAGAACGCCATTCTTTAAATTTTGATTTGAATAATTCTATATCCTTTTCACCTACTGCCATATTCAGATTTATATTTCCATGTGAATCCTCCGGTTTGATATTGAACGCCATTTGCAACCCTTGAAATACATCCCTGTGCGATACCAGTCAATCTCATCGCTTCCATAGCAGACCCAAAATCATTTACAAATTTCCCATGTAAATCCATTTGAATAACTGGCTTACTTTTCTTGTTCGCATATCCAGTTCTGCCAGTATTAGCGCAAACTGGTTTTCTTTTAAGCACTCTGAAAGCGTGTAAGTTATTTTCTGAGCGGGTTGCCCATTCTAAATTTTCCGGCTTTATATTGGTCCTAACACCGTCCTTGTGGTTTACTTCTGGTTTATTTAATGGATTAGGTACAAACCCGATCGCAACAATTCTGTGCGCCCTTACGGTTTTGGCTTTTCCTTCTTTGTGTAAATCAAAGATTGAATATCCATCCTTATCCTTTCTGAACTTAATTATCCCACCTTTAAATGGCATCAAAGCACCATTCTTGTGCTTAATGGTTCGGGGCAAACTCCTTACTTTTTCGGTATTACTAACCTGATAAAGCCCCTCATAATTCTCGATGTCCTCCCAAATTTCAATCTGATTCATAACTAACATTTTTATTCTACATTATTTTAAAAAACGGAGCAGGAATGTAGAAACCTCTTACGTTCAGCCGCTAAGCCGAAACTCCGAATGTAAAGATACAAAAAAAACACTGCTAATCATAACAGTGTTTTTAATTTTAAAGTAATTCTTATATATTTTTCACGGGACTCCTTATTCGCGGAATTCCGTTTACAGTATTGTCTACTTTAAGTTTAAGTTTAAAAACAGAAATAGTTTCAATGTAAAATTCAGTACCGGATTTCTTTAAATGTGTAGTTGTCGCCTTTCTTTTTTGAACATCTCCTTCATTATTAAGGGACGTTAAAATAGTCAGCATTTCGTTGGCTTGGTAAATCGTTTCTGATACCATCAAAATAGGCTCTTCGATTACCACCGGGCAAACAAAATCGGTTTGTTGTGTAATTTCTATAATCTGGTTGTCGTCAGGCGGTTGGTCAACTGGAATAGAAAACACTGCGAAAGTTACCATCATGAATAGTAACATAAAAAAATACTTCATTAGCATTGTGTTTGTGCCGAGCAATTCGGCGTTAATAATTGGTTTATTGTTTTAAAGTGAATCAAATTTACTTAATTTATTTATCATGTGCAATATGTCGTGTGAAATATCTAAGGTTTAAGCAAGTCCGCCAACGTTACGTCGGTATTGTGATTCTCATTTCGGTTGTAATTGGTTGACAGATTAATACGCTCCTCATCGGTGCAGATGATTTTATAGAGTGCCAACAACTCAGCAGCTTTGTCACCTTTGAATAACTTCTTTCGGATAGCTGATTTTGTTTTGACTTTATTCTCGTTCAACAATCCCCTTAAGGTGTCGTATTCAGCGGAATTAACTGGGAAAAATCTGTACAATGTATCTTTGTTGCATGGGATAAAAGCAACGATGTCTTCAATAAAAAAAAGGTTATTTTTTTTTATCGCAGCTACTGCACCATCGTATATTTTCTTTTTATTATATGCCATTTATTTAATTTTGTATTTCATCTTCCATATATGAAAGATCTAATTCAGGATTATTCTGTATTGAGGTGCAAAGTTTATCAAAGTCATCTGACTTTATTGCACGAGGATTATTTGGTAATTTTTTTAATTCTGATATTTTTCTATATTCCATTTAACTATTTTTTCACTTTTCTGAAACTCGCTGGGAATACCCCCCAAATACCTTTCACATCTGCTTTGTATCCTGCCGTCTCGCAAAGTAGCCTAACGGTGTGCGGCTCGTCATTTAATTTAATCTTAAAATCGCATACCGGGCCGTTCTGTTTTTCCGAATCTATTTCAAATGATCTTAACCCGGTTCCCATAAAAGCATTTTTACCATACAAAGATTGCCAGGTTTTTGAGGTTCTGGAATGCATTTGTTTTTTATTTCCTTTCTTCCAATATTTAAGAAACTTAATCAGTGTCTTTTTTGGCTCTGAGTTTTCCATCTGGCTGATCATGTTTACGGATGTTTTCATTTCACTACGTTTTATTCTACGTGTTAGAAGTAAAGCAGCAGGGACGTAGAACCCTCATTTAACTGAGTCGCTAAACTCAGACTGCATGACACAAAGATACTAATTGTTTCGATACTGCAAAATCTGAGGGCAAGTAAAATTGATGCGCCTGCATATTAACACAAATTAACAAAATTAACATATAAAAGCGCCATTTTTGCAGAAAAGCGATTTTTGCAGAAAAATAAAGGCATCTGCAAGTAATCTGCAACACTTTCTGCAAGAGCTAAATCCTTGTAGATGTTGTAGTTACCCTATTATTTACAGATAATGTAGTAATATAATAAAATAAAGTATATACAACACGTTAGGCCAGTACCCTCTATTGCCCTCTATAGAGTTTTTGTTTAGCGTTTTCGTCTGCAAATCTGCAAAAACGCCTTTAACTGATTGGATGCCACATAGTTATCTCTTGCAGAAAGTGGTTTTTCCAATCTGCAAGCGTCTGTAATCTGCAAGGATTTTGCATGATTATGCCCTATTTTGTAGAATATTAAACCAAACTGTTCAAATGTTCTAATATTTTTGTCTTGTTTTTTATGGCAAAAACTTTTAACATTTGACCTCTGAAACATCGAAATCTTAAAAATCAGGTCAAAAACATCAATCAAAAATGTAAGAGTCTGCAAAATCTGATGCCGCAAAACGGGAAGAAAAAGGAATTAAAAAGAAACCGGTTCGATGGGATATTGTTCGATCATGTTTTTTGCTTTTAGAACATGAGCGAAGTTTTTTCTGAATCAAAGCGTGAACTAACATTTTTAACACAAAAAAATCGGAGCCATTCTTAAAATGACCCCGATTCCCAACAACGACATGAAAAACCTAACAAAACCAAATGCAAATATAGTAAAAATTACGGCTTTGACCAATCAAAAAATCTGATTTCTTCACCATCAATATGAAAATAGAACTCTGAAAACACGAGTTGATCCGGATTGTACCCCCATATTTTTATACTTTTTATTAGCGCAAGCTTACAGGATAGGATCATTTCATCCAGATATTTTTTATAATCCTCTGCCACCTCTCGATAGAAGCTAACCTCGCTGTGATATTTAACATCTTCTTGATTGAATCGGACTGAGTAATGCAGTAGCATAATTATTTATTTTATGGGTTAGATTTGCGGCCTTCTAAAATCGGAGAAGCCCGAACCGCTATTTTGAGATCTGACTAATCTTTTTTTAGGGATTGGATATAGTCTTTTAATATTTGTCTATCAATAGCCTCGTTGTGAATATTAGACGAATTATCCATTGTTGGGTGTTGATATCTTCCAATTTTTCTAACATCGTAATTATTGTAAAATGTTAGAAAATTAAATATATCTTCTTCTGAGTAACCACCTTTTTGTTGGGCTGCTTCTTGCTTTTCAAATTCCTGAATAGCTAAACTTTTTTGATAGGCATTCAATTTTCTTCCGTAGACTAATGCTTTTAAATTATCATTCATCTTTTCTAAGTTTAATTTGTGAACTTCTATAATCGGAGAAGTCCGAACCGAGGAAATGTGGCTACTTAAATGTATTTTCTAAAATGGCAGATCTTTTTCACTGCCATCAACTTCTTGTCCGTCTTTTTCAATCAAAATTAGCAGCTCCTCCAGAACAACCTTCTTACTCCATCTGTAATCCTTTGACTCTCCAAAAAGTTCGTTTACGGCGTTTTTAAGCGTTGTTTTTTCATCGCGTGTAACTTTCCCTCGTATGAGAAGATCTTCAAAAAAACGCATGGTTAAGGAGCATTCATGCGTATCTTTTAGCGTGTTGATAACTATGCTAGAATTTAGTATCTGACTTTTGTACTCAGACATATCTTTTCGCATCAACCCATCGACGTCTTCAAAGGTGTTATACCATTTTTGCCAATCGTCCTCAGGCGTGCAATTCTGAGCAAAATCTTTCCAAAGATTATATATTTCATCAAACGAAATTTGAACGGGTATTCTGTCCATCTTAATCTGTATGAAGCGCCTCTCGCTACTGTCCTGTATGAAGTCGCTAATGTCTTCATTGCTCGTATATAGATAGTAACGCTTCGCTTCAATCGACATGATGCGCCCATATTTTTGGTTAAATGAACAGGTGTTGGATGTCAGCATAGATTTGACCCGCCCGTATGATTTCCGGCTATCTTTTGGCATCGCCTCGTCAAGGATCACACAATTGAATTGTGCGGCGTATGGTAAATCATGATCATTTATCTGAAGCTCCTTATTAAATGTGCTTTCAAACTTACCGGCCCCAGTGATACTTTCTTCACCATTTAGAACCGCCGCGATCGACCTTGCTACCGTGGTCTTCCCGGTCTGCTTTTCTCCGCTCCACAGATAAATTGATTTGTTCATTGACGGGTTGTGCCCCGCGTGCCGGGTTTGGCAAACGAAGTAGCGGAAGGCATCAATTTCAACATTTGAAAAATTCCAAATTTTCTGTATTTTTCTGGATGCTTTGGCATATTTGACCGGGCATGGCTCAACATTGAAGAGCTTATCTGTTTTTTCTTTCAACATTGCCTGAGCGATTTCACCCCACCAAGCCGATTCAGCGATCTTCAAAGCCTCGGATCTGATCCGCCCATTTCGGTCAGTGCGGGTTGCATACACACAAAAGTTATAGATTGGGGCAAATAGTTCCTGCATCTTCTTATTGCTGTTGATTTTGTCGATCGTTGCCAGCTTAAAAATGTGAACTATTTCTTTTTTCAAGTCTTCCATCGATTTGAACGATGTGGATTTCGCCCAGCCTTCTAAACCATTTGCATGAACGACGTCAACTAAGATTGTCGGCGGTAGTTCGTGAGCTTTTATCTCTTGCCGTAGAAAAGTGTCTTCGTGTGTTTCGCCATCGTATTGCTCCCACATCATCACATGGCATAGTTTTTCAAAGTTAATCATGTCGTTGATTTTTGTTGGTTATTGCTGTTAGGGGTTCCTTTGGTTTTCAAATTGATTTAAATACAAATCTAAAATATCATCGCCCTTTTTTGCTTTCCCTTCCCGAAACGCTTTTTCCACTCTGACATCCATTTGGCGGTACTCAAAAAATGCTGTTTGATTTTTCCAATTTTCAAAGAGCCCTTGATCCGGACTGACAAGGCTGAGATTTTTTAACCTATTCAACCGATAAAGATTAATCATATTTGAGCCACCAGCTGCCAGCCAAGTAAATTCGGGCTGAAATTCATTCATTAATATTGCAGTTTTTTCGCTCTCACATAACGCCACCGGCCTAACTTCATTCGTCAGATGCTCACCAAAAAAGACCTGAACGAGCGAAAAATCTTTTTTGAGTTGGTTGTGAAGGTACCAACTATTTTTATCTTTTGCCCTCTTCCCCGTTTTTTCGTAATACATTATTTTGCCAGTACGAAAATTCCCGTCCTTATCCTGCTGCCAAAAAATAGTACCTCCGTGCTTTGCGGTTCCGATGTTATATTTAGTCCGCAATTCCATAGCCTTCTCGCCTCCAAACATTTCGACCAGCCACATGAAAAAAACATTTTCTTTGAAGCGGCAAAACGTGGATTCGACTAAATCGACAGGAATAAAATCGGGTTTTTTTTCTATATATGGAATTTTTGGGAGCTCATAATCCTTCCAGTCGCTATCGTCATTGTCTGGGTATGAGATATAACCACAGCTATTTATTCGTTCACACCTTCCAAATTTCATCTCGTCAACTATCTTCTTCGTCGCTGATTCAATGTAAGGTTTGAATGTCTTTTTTTGACAAATAGGGCAAAGGAGATGCCTACTACCTCTTTGAAGTTCGTATTTGTATTGTTTCATTATGGTTCTGTTCTTTTACAATTTCACAATTTGGTAGTAAATACTTAGGCCTAACTTTCAGAGCCACTTCCAGAAAAACAAGGATTGAAACATTAAAAACAATATAAAAGACGTGTTTTGTTCAAATGCAATGTGCAATAACTGCACATTGCATTCAAAGAAACTCCCAATGTTCCTCATTTTCAATTAATACTCCTAACTTTTCAACCACTCTTCATCAATAAAATCAAGGATTGCGGCATCTGAGTAGCCGAATAATTTTCCTAAATAGAAATGGTCGGCGGGGCCTACTGGATTCCGGGGGCGCTCAGTTACTACATGGGCCATCCGGAAGTATTTCATTATCCATAAGGTAGCCCATTCGCATCCTGAGCCCTCGATATAGCAGAATAGTGCCGGATAATGTTGGTGAACGTATTTTGCATACTCATCTCCTTCATCGCTTTTTATCGACACCTCTGCCACCGGCTTCGCGCCGGCTGCCACCTGTGCGGCCAATTCTGTAAGTTGTCCTTTTGTGAAATCATTCATTTCGTTTCCTCCTTTGTTTGCATTGGAACTTCTTCTATTAGGTCTTCCATAGATCCATATTCGCTTAGCCATATGCCATTACTTTGATAGTCCTTTCCTCTATCGCTGATGTAAGGGTAGTAGATATATAATGGATCTTTTTTACCTACAATCTTAACGACCTCCCCCAGTCTATTCAAATAGCGCTTACCGACTTCGAGGTTTATAATGTTTTTTATTTTGGTTTTCATTTCGTTTCCTCCTTTTTTGCTCTATTTGACTGCCAATTTTCGTATTCTACAGCCATCCACTTCAAATCGGTTCCCTCCTCTATCATCATAGTGAAGCCATTCATCTCTACATCAATGTACATAAGATCATACATCTCGCGAAGCTC